GGTCGGCGCCAGCGCCATGACCCTGAACCAGGGGCAGAGTGCGATCATCGCGCTCGACGGCTCGGGCAATTACAACGCGCTGGTGATCGGTGCCAGTGCGGTGACCACCTGGCTCGGGCATGGCACCTACAGCTATGCCAAGCCGCCTTATGCCCATGCCGTGACCTTTGCCTGCATCGGCGCCGGCGGCAGCGGCGCCAGCGGTTTTGCCGGCACCAGCGCCACCCAATATGGCGGCGCCGGCGGCGCCGGTGGCGTATACAACGAGATCACGCTGCCGGTCAGCTCGGTGACCTGGCCGGTCACGGTCACGGTCGGGCAGGGCGGTGCGGCCCCGGCCGGCGTCACCTCGGGCGGCGGCAACGCCTCGAACGCCGGCGGGGCGACGACCTTCGCCAATGGCGGCACCACCTATCTGACCTGCTATGGCGGCCGTACGTCGGGCAATTACAGCAGCGCCGGGGGCGCCACCTGCACCAACGGACTTGGCATATTGTGCCCGTCCAATGCCGACACCAGCGGTCAGGCGGGCGGCGCGCCTTCGACCGGCGGCTTTGCCGGAAACGGCGCTTACAGCTCTTGGGGCGGCCCGGGCGGGGGCGCCGGGGCCGGCATCAACGGTAGCGGCGCCGGCGGTACCGGCGGCTCGGGCGGGATCAGCGCCGCGCAGACGACACAGGCCGGCGGCGTCTCGAGCGGCAACGGACCGGCGGGCAGCAACCCGCCGATCATCGCCTTGCGCTCATTGGCGGGCTCCGGGGGAGCCGGCGCCGGCGCGTGCACGACAGCGAGCTGCACCGCCGGCGCCGGAGGTGCCGGCGGCTACGGCGCCGGCGGCGGCGGCGGCGGAGCCTGCGATGCGACCAGCTGCACCTCGGGCGCCGGCGGCGCCGGCGGCGACGGGGCCGCCATTGCAGTCGCGTTTTGAAGCGATAACCCCGGAAGAGAGCGGGGGGGAATGTTACCGCCGCGGCGGCTCGATCGAGGATCTGCCGCGCTACGTTGACGAACACAATGATTGGCGGTGGCTGCGCGGCTATTGCGGCGCCGCCGGGATCGCGTTCACAAGGCAGGCTGATCATGGGCGAAAAGGAACATCTGACGACCCCGTACAATCGCGGCGCTGAGAGCTTCCGTGAGGGGAAAACGATCGACGACTGCCCAGAGTATATCTCGCCGGACGACACCAACGAGTGGCTGCGCGGCTTCCGCGCCGCCGCCGCCGAGCACGCGGGCGCGGTTCTCGATCAGGACAGGAGAAGCACCGAGTATTACGTCAAGCTTGTACTAGCTGAGCTTGAGCGCGCCCGACACAAGTTCCCGGCGATTCGCTCACCTCACGAGGGCTTCGCAATCCTCAAAGAAGAGGTCGATGAGTTATGGCAAGCCGTAAAATACCAGTACGACGACGCTCAGCGGCGAACCGGGATGCGAGAGGAAGCAATCCAGGTGGCGGCGATGGCGTTACGCTTCTTGACCGACCTGTTATAAACTTCGATGTAAAATATAACGACGACGAAGATTTCATTAACATCGTCGCGGCCGAAACGCTCTTTCAAATCGATCGAGTACTCGCCGCGATCGAGGAGAGAAAGAACGCGGCGAAAGGCAAAGAACAGGAATTCCTGACTGAAATGTGGGAGACCGCGAAAGCAATGGCAGTGGCGCGCCGGTGTCAGTTCGGGTTCGTGAGCCTGGCGCCGCCGCGCCTCTGGATGAAGCACACCGCGGCACTCGCGGGGATGACCGTGGGCCACCTCGCGGCGCTATGGGAATGGCTGTCGGAATGACCAGCCGCGAGCGCGCCATCGAGCTTGCCGGCACGTTGTGCCTGCTGCTGCTATCGCCGCTGGTCATGTGCGGAACCAGAATGACGCGCGGCCGCGCCATGGACCGCGTGCGTGCCCTCGAGGCCATCGCCACGCTGTGGCTATTGCTGTTGTGGATGCTGGCCTTCGCGGCGGCGCTGATCATGACCTACCTCGCGCTGATCCCGGCGCCGGCCGAGGCCGCATGGCTTTACTGGGACGGCTACCGGGTGACCGCGTGCAATCCGTGCACCTCGGCCTCGATGACGATCATCATGCCGGCGGTGCAATTCGCGCCGGCCAATGGCGGGTCGAGCCAATTCAACGATCTCTGGGTCGGGATCAGCGACACCGGGGAGTACACAGTGGCCCAGGTGTGGTTTGCCAACAATGTTGCTTCGGGCTGCCCGAACTGGAGCGGCTGCATCACCACCCCGAACTGGACGGTAATCTCGGGTAGCCTCAACACGTCGCATTCGAGCCAGTCGGACGGCACCTATAACGCCTATCCCGGCGACGTCATCAAGATGAGCCTCAATTGCACCACACCCTGCGGCGCGACAAACCAGCAATGGAATTTCTCGGTCACCGACTACACCCAGAAATGGACCTGGAGCAGCTCGGCCCCGGCCAGCGCCAATGTCGGCCTGGGCCAGGCTAATTATATCTCAAACGAAGACAACGGCACCGGCTCGGGCGGCCCGACCGCGAATTACGATCAGTTTCTGATCTACGACGTGACCGCCAACGGCGCCCCGGTCAATCTTCAAACGCAGGGCAGCCCGACCACCAGCTCGACCGCTTACGGCGGCACCAATGTGCAGAACCCGCCGGGCGTGACGAGCTTTTGGAGTTGTTGGTCGCCGGCCGGGGTTGCGCTGACCTCGCCCTGCCCGAAGCGGGTTGCGACCCGCGCCGCGGCCGGTTTCCGCCGCCGCTAAGCCGATGCCGTGGATCGCCCCCGGCAATCGACCTGGTGCGCCTCGGGCGGCGCAGTATTTTATCGCCCAGGCGGTAGCGGCGATCGTCGAGAGCGGGGCCGCCGCCGATACGCTGACCGAGACGGCACAGCTGGCGCTCACCGTCAGCGAGGCCGGCGCGGCCGCTGACACGGTCACCACCACAGGAATCAGCGTCAACGTCGCCGAGAGCGGCGCGGCGGCCGACACGGTCACCGAGACGGTGCAGTTGGCGCTCAGCGTCGCCGAGAGCGGAGCGGCTGCCGACGCGCCACAGATCCCCGGCCAAGGGCAAGGCCAGTGGATCGCGCCCAGCAACCGCCCAGGCGCGCCGCGCGCCGCGCACTATTTCCTGGCCGCGAGCGGTCCGATCGCCGTCAGCGTCGCCGAGAGCGGCGCGGCGGCCGACACGGTCACCGAGACGGCGCAGTTGGCGCTCAGCGTCGCCGAGAGCGGCGCGGCGGCCGACACGGTCCAATCGAACAGCATCACGGTCTCGATCAGCGAGAGCGGCTCGGCGACTGACGCGGTCACCGAGACAATCACCATCACGGTGGGGATCACCGAGAGCGGGGCCGCGACCGACGGCCCCGGAGAGACCGGCAGATTTGGGCTCACACAGGCGGAGAGCGGTCTTGCCACGGACGGATGGGCGGTGCCCGGTGCGGGCATCGGCACGATGGCGGAACAAGGAGCCGCACAAGAGAGCTGGAGCGCGGCGGTGCGCTCGCCGCAGCCGAGCCCGTATTACGACCTGCTTGCGATTTTTGCCCAATGCGCCCCGGGGGTGGTGCTGACCGCCGAGATCGACGCCGCGCTGCATCTCGCCTATCAGCAAAACGGCTATCAGCCGCTGACCTGCGCGCAGGTCTTGGCAGTGGTGTTGCCGCTGATCCCGGACGGAAACCCGCCGGAATACACACTCGGCGCGCCGACCTGGCCGCCGCCGACGCCGCAACCCGGAGCCACTCCGACATTCACCGCGGAGCTGCCCGCGCAGCCGACGCAGACCACCGCGCAGATTGTCGGCGACGTGCCGCCGGGCCGCGGAGTGGCACTCTTTCCGTGGGGATTGCCGCGCTTCAAGGATTCGAACCCGACGCCCCTGGACGATTGGGCGATCGACAACGAGGCGGATTTTGGCGAGCCGTGATCGTCTTGTTATGGGATGAATGGGAAGATGGCTGCGCTATTCTCTCGCCCCTCGGCACCGGAAATCGTGCAGGTGCCCGCGCCGACCACGCCGAGCGTGACCCCGACGACGCCCCCGACGCCGACCAGCGCCAGCGTGCAGGCGGCCGGACAGACGGCCGCCGCCGCCGCCGGCTCTGGCGCCGGGCAGGCTTCAACGATCCTAACCTCGGGCTTGGGCGTCCTTGGCGCGCCACCCACCACAAAGCGGCAATTGCTAGGCGCATGAGATGGCGGACGAGCTAGCTCAAGAAATCCTCCGCGACTGGGAGCGCGGAAACGCCGATCGCGGCGTATGGATGACGCACTGGCAGCGGATCGCCAACTATCTACTGCCCAACCGCGCCGATTACATCGTGCACCGCGCGCCGGGCGCGAAGCGCATGCAGTGGATCTTTACGTCGGCACCGTTGACGGCGGTGGATCAGTGCGCTTCCGGCCTGCATTCCTACCTGACCAGCCCTTATCTGCCCTGGTTCGCGCTGAGCCCCGATGACGATCGGCTCGCGCGCAACTGGCGCGTACGGCGCTGGTTCGATCAAGCGACGCTGGCGATGTATCGGTACTTCAACGGGCCGTCGCACAATTTCGCCGCGCAAAGCTACGAGCTTTATCTCGATCTTGTGACCATCGGCACCGCGGCGATGCCGGTCTTGCCCTCGCCGCGCCGCACGATCCTGTTCTCGACGCGCCACATGCGGGAGCTGGTGTGCTGGGAGAACGAGGAAGACCGGATTGACCGGGTGGTGCGCCGCTGGCAGTTCACCGCCAAGCAGGCTGTAGACCAGTGGGGCGAGCGCGCCGGCGAAAAAGCGCTGAAGGCGGTTGCAGACGGCAAGCACGACGAAAAATTCTGGTACCTGCACCGGGTGCAGCCGCGCCAACGGCGCGACACGCAGCGCGGCGACCGCCGCAACATGCCGTTCGAAAGCGTGTATGTCAGCGAGGAAGACCGCACCGTCATCGACGTTGGCGGCTACCATGAATTTCCCTTCCTGGTGCCGCGCTTCGCCAAGGCCGCGGGCGAAATCTACGGACGCGGCCCCGGAATGCTGCAGCTGCCGGACGTGCAGATGCTCAATGAATTCGTCAAACTGCTGTGGAAGGGCGCGCAAAAAATCGTCGATCCGCCGCTCCAATTGCCGGATGACGGCTTCATCGTGCCGATTAAGACCACCCCCGGCAGCCTCAATTACTTCCGTTCTGGGACCAGACCCACCGATCGGATCGCGCCGATTGAGACAAAGGGGAATATCGAGATCGGCCTCGAGCTGTTGAACGCGCTCATTCAGCAGATCAACCGAGGCTTCTATCTGGAATATCTGGCGATGCCGGTCGATCCGCGCGATCCGGCCTCGACCGGCAAGGGTGTCACCGCCACGTTCTACGTGCAGAAACAGCAATCGGACATGCGGCTGTTGTCGCCGATGCTGTCGCGCCTGACAGCGGAGTTTCTGGAGCCGCTGATCAATCGCACCTTCATGATCTTGTGGCGCGAATCGCGCGCGCGCCGGTTCGGCCCCGGCAGCCCGTTTCCGGCGCCGCCCGAGGAACTGGCCGGGCAGCCTTGGCATGCCGAGTACGTATCGCCAATCGCGATCGCGCAGAAGGGCGCGCAACTCGACGCCGTGCAGCGGCTGATGCAGACGCAGCTCGAGTTGCGCCAGATCGATCCGACAGCGCCAATGTCGATCGACACGGATGCGATCATGCGGCTGACGGCCGAGGATCTGAACGCGCCGGCTGCGGTGATGCTTCCGCCCGAGCAGGTGGCGGCGATCCGGCAGCGCCAGGCGGCGATGCAGCAGCAGGCGCACGAAGCGCAGACGGCCGAGCAGATCGCCGGCGCCGCCAATCAGGGTGGCGCCGCGCTTGTCAACCTGGCGCAGGTCGCGCAGCAGCGCGCGGCCGGATAGGGGATAGCCTGTGACCAAGGAAGAGGCACACGATCGAGCGATCCTCGCGATCTGCCGGCCGATGATCGAGGATTTCCGCGCCGGGCTGATCGACGCGGAGCGGCTGAAAAAGGACATCCTCCGCCGCCGCGCTGAGATCGAGGAACATGTCCGCGCCCTGCTCGAGATCGCGGCCGCCGCACCCGCGCTTTGCGTGGTGTGCGCGACGACCGCAACCACCAAGATCAAGGACAAGGATTATTGTGACCGGCATGCGCGGCTGGTACCGCGCCAGATCCCTGACAACCCATGAGCGACCCGCAATTCCGCCACCGTTTTGACCCGCGGCTCGGCAGCGTCTATGTGGCGGCCCGCTATGCGCAGGCCCGATGCGATCATGGCGGCTGCAGAATTCCGCCGGCCCGCGGACTGTTTGTGAAAATTCCCGCGATGCCCTGGACCGTGCCGATGCCGAAGCCGATCAGGCTGCGCACGGTGCTGCATTTCTGCGACCTGCATCGGGCCGAGGTGACCGCGACGGACGTCTTGACGCCGCAGGTCAAGGCGATGGTCGAGGAGATCGCGCGACAGCTGGCGAGGCTGCCCGAGCCGCATAGCCGTTATTGGCGCACGACTCACCGCCCCGATTTTGAGGCGGCGTGGATCGAGTGGCCGCTGATCGGCACGCCGGAATATCGCCAGTTCTTAGTCGACCTCGAGCGCAACCATGAACTTCCGCCGGGAGTGCGGGTGATATGAACGGCCGCCAATGGTTCGCCAGCGGTGCGCTGCGCCGGCTGTTTCCGCAATACAACCGCCGCATCGAGCTGGCCAATGCCTATCAGACGGTCTTTGATAGCCCCGAGGGCAGCCGCGTGCTGCGCGACCTGTTGACGGCCGGCGGCCTGTTATCGACGAGCGTCGTTGAAGGCGATGCGCAACTGACCGCCTACAACGAGGGCAAGCGCGCGCTGGCCCTGCACATCCTGCACCGGCTGCGATGGTCTGAGGGCGAGCTGATGCAGCTCGGCCAAGAGCTGACGGCGGAAGAGATCGAGGCCCGCGAGCAGGCAATGAGCCAGGAGACGATGACATGAGCATCCTAACGGCAAAGGCGCGCAAAGCCATTCCACGCCGCGATTTTGCGATCCCGGAGAAGGCCCCCGGCCCGGGCAGCTACCCGATCGAGGATCGCGCGCATGCGCGCAACGCGTTGGCGCGCAGCGCCGGCAAGCCGGTGGCCGCCCGGGTGCGCCGCGCCGTTGAACGGAAATATCCGGGGTTGGCGAAGTCGTGACCGAAATCAAATGGCCGCCGCGCGAAGAGGTGATGAAGCGCTTCGCCTATAAATGCGAGTGGCTCAATCTGAGGATCGGCGGCCGCCATCCGATCTGGTATAGCTGGGAAGGCGACGAGATCAGGATGCAATATCCGCAGAGCCCTGGAAATGCCCCTAACTCCGAAAGGTCGCACAATTCTGACGGCGATGCGGAATAGATACGGAGACAAAAAGGGGAAGAGCGTGTTTTACGCGTCCATCAACAAAGGCAAGCTGAGTGGCGTAGAGAAGCGCCCAGAGCCTAAAAGGAAACCGAAATGAGCGGCGCGCAAGGGATTACCGCCGCCGGCCCGAGCAGCGCGCCGCCCGCGCCGAACGCACCCGCGCCGCAAGCCGCGGCCCCCGAGGACCCGACCGCCGCGTTCCTGGCGCAGGTACCCGAGAACATCCGCGGCGAGGCCTATTTCAAGGACATTAAAGATGTCCCGACCCTCGCGCTCAAAGCCTACCACCAGGCGAAGCTTATCGGCCGCGACCCGGAAACGATGGTCGTCATTCCTGGCCCCGACGATGCCGAAGGGTGGGCGCGCCTCTGGCAAAAGCTCGGCCGGCCGGAAAAGCCCGAAGAATACAAATTCGCCGCGCCTCAACTTCCCGAGGGCCTGACCCTCGACGAGAGCCTGCATCAGGCATTCACCGCCAAGGTGCACGAGCTGGGCTTGTCGCAGCGTCAGGCCGAACAGCTTTATCAGTGGTGGAACGAGCAGCGGATCGGCGCGCATAACGCGTTCCGCGCGCAGGAAACCACGCGCCAGCAGGCGGCTATCGCCCAGCTGCGCGCCGATCCCGAATTCGGCGGCGCGGCCTTTGAGCAGAACGTCGAAACAGCGCAAGCCGCTCTGGCGCACTACGGCACGCCGGAGCTGATCGCCGAGCTTGACCGCACCGGCCTCGGCGACCATCCCGCCCTGATCAAGGTTTTCGCGAAGATCGGCCGCGAGCTGCAGGAAGACGGCTTGATCGGCCGCGCTGGCGAAGGCGCGGCGGCGATGACGCCGGCCGAGGTCCAGCAGCAGATCAACGCTAAGCGCGCCGATCCCCAATTCCGGGCGCGCTATTATTCGCGGGACCGGAACACGCGCCAGGCCGCGATCGCTGAACTGAGCGCGCTTTACGATATGTTGGCCGAGGGCAACGCCGCGATGCGCGGCGAAAGCCCGGGCTGATAGCGGCGGCCGGGGATCGCTCAGGCGTCCGGCCAACGCCCCTCTTACGGCAGAGGTAAAATCGCCGAGACACGGGTCCGCTGAGGCGACCGCCGGGTGCGGAAGCGGGAGCGGGGATCTCAGTCGCAACCGTAGCGCCGCCGGTCAGCGGCGCGCATCCCCCGCAAGCCGGAAGGAGAGCTTGCGGTACCAGGAGAGATCCTGATGTCGTTCACGATCTCGGAGTCCTTTGTCCTGCAGTTCGGCGCCAACGTGATGGAACTGGCGCAGCAGCGCGTGTCCCGCTTCAAAGGACACGTCTATGAGGACCAGATCACCGGCGAAGCCGCCTACCTCGAGCAGCTGGCGCCGACCGCGGCCCGAAAAGTGACCGCCCGGCACGCCGATTCGCCGATGATGAATAGCCAGTGGCTCAGGCGCCGGATCGCCCCCTACGATTACGACTGGGGCGATCTGATCGACCGGCTCGACAAGGTTCGGCTGTTGATCGATCCCGAAAGCCACTACACCCGGAACGCCGGCCGCGCGCTTGGCCGCGCCTATGACGACGAAATTATCGCGGCGGGCTTTGGCACCGCGTGGGCCGGCCATGCGGGCTCGATTGCGATCACCTGGCCGAACGGCAACACCGAATCGAACCCGGCGCAGCCCGGCGGGACACAGATCGCGGTCAATGACTGGACCTTTGGCAACGGCTCGGGCAACGCCGGCCTGACGATCTCGAAACTGATCTCGGCGAAGGTCGCCCTCGACCAGGCGGAAGTCGATGAGGACGAGGAGCGCTATCTAGCCGCCACCGGCCGTCAGCTCGGCAACCTGCTGGCCACGACGGAAGCCACCTCGAGCGACTACAACACGGTCAAAGCGCTTGTCCGAGGCGAGCTAGACGAGTTCCTCGGATTCAAGATCATCCGCTCCGAGCGGTTGCTTGTGAACGCGCTCGGTCAGACGCGCTGCATGGCGTGGGGCCGCATGGGGCTCGGGCTCGGCGTCGCGAAAGACATCTCGCCGCAAGCCGGCCCGCGGCCCGACAAGCGGTTTGCCCAATATATCTATTGCGACATGTCGATCGGCGCGGCCCGCCTCGAGGAGGCTCGGGTCGTTGAAGTGATCTGCGCCTAACAGCGGAGGCCGCAAATGGCTATTGCCACGCAATGGGGTACGCAGATGACGGCGCTGGTGAACAATGCCGGCGGCGCCATCCAAACACTGCCGCCCGTGAACCTTGTAGGCGGCCGGCAGCGAACCTTTGTCGAGACCGTCAACCTGGCCGGCCAGGCCAACGGAACGGTGATCGGGGTCGCGCGGATCCCGCTTTACGCGGTGTTTCTCGGGATCACGCTGGTTAGCTCGGTCTCGCTCGGCACCGCCACGATCAGCTTTGGCGACGCGAACAACGCGACAGTGTTCGCACCGGCCGCGACGCTGACGGTCACGACGCCCACCCTGGTGGGTGCCGCCGCGGCGATCGGTCAGCAGATCAGCGTCGGCTATGACAGCGTCACCGGCAACCAGGTGACGCCGTTCATGCCGCAAAAAATCGGCGAGGGCGGCGCGCTCTACGAGGATATCGTGATGACGGTGGGGGCGGCCGCGCTGCCCGGCTCGGGCGTGCTGGTCGTGATGACGGACTTCGCGATCGACTAAAAGCAATGGCCGCCAACGACAGCCCGTTGACGATCGCAAATCTCGCGCTACTCGACCTCGGCGAGGAACCGATCAGCGCGATTTTCCCGCCCGACGGCAGCGACCGCGCGGCGAAGGCGGCCTTGTATTATCACAACGTCCGGCGGCAGGTCTTGAGAGATGGCCTGTGGGGCTGCGCCAAGCGCGACGTCTTGCTCGCAGCCTCGACCGTCACCCCGCCGTTCGGATGGGGGAACGCCTACCCCCTCCCAGCCGACTACCTGCGGATTGTCGATAGCCCCGAGGATTTCTATTGGGGCCGCGTCGGCCGGCGGCGGGTGCGCAACCTGGCGAATGTCGGCCCGTGCCTGTTGACGCCGGACGCCGCCCCGTATCGGCTGACCTACATCTTCGATCTGCAGGATTGCACGCAGATGACGGCCGATCTGGTGATGACGATCGCCAAATCGCTGGCCGCTGCCCTGGCCATCCCGCTAGCCAAGGATTTGCAGATCAAGCAGGACATGGAGGCGGCGCGCGAGGGCATGCTCGCGGTCGCGCGCACCACCAGCGCGCAGGAGAACGCCGCGGTCGAGTGGGACGTTGACGTGCTTTTGCGGAGCAGGTTCTGATGCTGCAGGACCTGCAAATCTCGAACTTCACCGCCGGCGAGCTGTCGCCGCGCATGAAGGGCCGCACCGACTACCAAAAATATTACCAGGGCCTCGATGTCGAGCGGAACATGGTCACGATGCCGCAAGGCGGCGCGACCAAGCGGCCCGGCACGATGTTCGTCGCATTAGCCAAGGACCAGCAGGCCGCCCCGTTCGCGGTGCGCCAGCTGCCCTTTATTTTCTCGCATGTGCAGGCCTACACCCTCGAGCTGGGCGGCGGCTATGTCCGCATCTACGCCAATGACGGGCAGGTGTCGAGCGGCGGCTCGCCGGTCGAGATCGCAGTGCCATACCAGACAAACGAAATCTGGGACGTGCACATCACCCAATCGGCCGACACGTTGTTTCTTGCCTGCGGTACCGGCGGCCCCAACGGCACCGGATACCCGCTCGCGACCATCACCCGCTCGGGGGCCACGACCTGGAGTTATCAGACCTATCCGCTGCTCGACGGCCCCTATACAGACCTTAACAGCGTGCCGCAGACGACGCTAGCGCTCTCAGGCAACCAGCAGGCGGTAACGGGTGCCGCGAATAACGGTTCCGGCGCGATCCGGCTCACGGTCGGCAGCACCACCGGCTTCGCCAGCGGCCAGGCGGTGACGGTCTCGCTTGTGGAGGGAACGACAGAAGCGAATGGCCAGTGGACCGTGACCGTAGTCGATGGCACGCATCTCGACCTCAACAACTCGGTATTCCAAAATGCGTGGACGCAAGGCGGCAAGGTGTTTGCCTGCGCGACGCCAACCACGATCACCGCGAGCCAGACCGCCGGCATCAACGGCGGTGCCGGCTTCCAGGCGAGCGACGTCGGCCGCGCGCTGAGGATCAACACGACAGACGGCACTAACACAGGATGGTGCTGGTTTGTCATCAACACAGTGATGAGCCCGACGCAGGTGACCGCGACCCTGCAGGCCGCCACGATCACGACCCAGGCGCAGGCGCAGGGCGGCCTGCCCACGTCGGAATGGCAGCTAGGCGCCTTCGGCCCGAGCCTCGGCTATCCCTATGTCGTGGGGTTCTGGCAGCAGCGGCTCACGCTCTTTGGGAACGCCGCGGTCCCCAATGCTGTGTGGCTCTCGAACACCGGTGCCTTCGACGTGTTCGGCACGACGAACGCCGATGGCACCGTGACTCCATCGAACGGCCTCTATTGGGTGATCGACACCACCTCGAGCAACGGCCAGATCAACGCCGCGCGATGGGTGATCACCGCCGGCAGCGCCGAGGCGCTGCAGCTGGGCCTCGGCACCTCCGGCAGCGAGGCGATCTTGCAGGCGGCGACCACGTCGGCCGCCCTGAGCGCCACGAACGTACAGGTGTACCAGGAAACGGCCTATGGCTCGGCCGCCAATGTGCCGCCCCTGCGGATCGGCAAGGCAGTGCTGTTCGCCGATGTGACGGGCCGAAAAATCCGCGAGTGGGCTTATTATTGGCAAGCCTTCGGCTACCTGGCGCCGGACAAGACAGCGGAAAGCGAGCACATCACCCGCGGGCCGCCGGGAACGCCGCCGACGAGCTGGGGCCTGCGCTGGATGGCCTATCAGCAATCGCCGCACCAGGTGATCTGGGCGGGGCGGAACGAGGGAGGCCTCATCTCGATCACCTACGACCGTGATCAACAGATTTGGGCGCCCTCGCAGCACGTGCTCGGCGGCCAGTACTATGGCGGCCCGCCAATCGTCGAGAGCGGATGCGTCATCCCGTCTCCCGATGGAACCTATGACGAGCTGTGGCTTGTGGTGTTGCGCACGGTCGCCGGCCGGCCCACGCGCACCATCGAGGTGATGACACGATTTTACGACGCCATGCCGCAAGATCAGGCATGGTTCCTCGATTGCGCAATCGCCTCCCCGCTCACCTATCCTGACGCCACGCTGACAATCTCCGGGCTGAGCGGAACGAGCCCGCTTCCCGGCACGGCCGCGCTGACCATGACGCCGGCGTGGGCCGGCACCGGCACCTTCAGCGCCAACGCGCCGGTGTTTTCCGGGGGCGCCCCCGATTTGGGAAAGATGATCCGCGTCAATGGTGGCCGGGCGGTGGTAACCGGCGCGATTTCGACCACCGCAGTCACCGCGCAGGTCACCACGCCGCTGTTGAGCCTCGCCCCCGCCGCCAGCGGGCAGTGGAGTTGTACTGCGCCACGATCGAGCTTCAGCGGGCTGGATTACGCCGTCGGCGAAACGGTGCGGGTGCTGGCCGATGGCGCCGACTTCGGCGAGCAGGTAGTGCCGGGCGCGCCAACCCCGGGCGAGATACAATTGCAGTTTCCGGCCAGCTATGTGGTCGCCGGATTTCCCTACACCCCGGTGCTGGTATCGGAGCCGTTCGAGGCGCAGCGCGCCGCTTTTGCCGCCGCGCGCGGCAAGGCCAAGCGCTTGGTGCACCTCTATCTGCGATTTTACGAGACGGTCGGCGCGATCTTCGGCCGCCGGCTGACCGATCCGACATCCGGCCAGGTCAGCGACATTGTCGAGCGGCTGCCCTGGCGACAGCCAGCAAACCCGCTCAACGTGCCGCCGCCGCTCTTCTCCGGAATCCGCAGGCTCGACGCGCCAGGCGGCTTCGATCGAGAGGGCCAGGTCATCGTGACCCAGGACGGCCCCTTGCCGCTGACAGTGCTATCGATCAACGCGTCGGTCGAGGTTGGCGATGTCCCCATCACCGCGCAGTGACGAGCTGACGATCGTTCCGCTCACCCCCGAGCTGCACCAGGCGCTGGTAGCGCGGCCGCTGCGCCATCAGACGCTTAAGTTGTTCGGCGCCGACGCAGCCGCCGAGGCGCGGCACTGCAATGAATACGGCTATGCCGTGACGGTTGACGGCTTCCCGGTGGCCGCCGGCGGCCTCGTTCCGTACTGGGAGGGACACGCCGAAGCGTGGCTGATCCTGGCTGACGCATGCGCGCCGCGGATGGTGCTGCGAATATTGACGGCTGCGCGCCGCCGCCTCGACCGCTGGCAGACCCTGCCGCACCTCGCTCGGATACAGATGTTCGTGCGCGCCGATGCGCGTTGGCGCAACAAATTCGGGCTGATGCTAGGCATGACCTGCGAGGGCGTGCATCGCCGATGGGGGCCGGACGGCGCGGATTATGAATGCTGGGCGCGCGTGGCGCCGCGATACGGCCGGCCATGACAGCGCACTTCGAGCCAACCGCGGGCGTCATCCGCGTCTACCGGCACGGCAACCAGTGGGGCGACCCGTTCGACCTCGCGCTTGCTGTCAGCGGCGACGAGGGCGTGGCGACACTGAAAGCGCTGTCGCATGCCACGCCGCGGCCCGACGATTTCGCGGCGATCGCGCAAGCGCTCCGCGCCGCCGGCTTCCACACCATGCGCTGGACCCGTCACCGGCCCGACGGCACGGTGCAAGAAAAGCGCTTCTCGACGGCCCGGCGCGATGGCTGATTTCGGGATCGGCGAGGCGTTGTTAGCGGCGACCGCCGCCGCCACGACGATCGGCTCCGCGATCTCGGCCGCCGGCGCCGCCAGCGAAGGGCAAGGCCAGGCCGCGGCCCTTCAGACCAACGCGCAAATCCAACAGCAGAATGCGCAGATCGCCACGGCGCAGGCGGCCGCCCAGGCCGCCATCGACAAGGCGCAAACAGAGCGCACCCTAGGGCAGATAGCGGCGAGTTATGGCGCCAGCGGCGTTGACGTGACGCGCGGCTCTCCGCTGCAGGTGATGGCTGACCAGGCCGCAACCGGCGAGCTGACGCGCCAGCTCGACTTGTACCGCGGTGCCGTGGCGGCCACGGGCAACCTGAACCAGGCCCAGCTTTACCGGATCGAGGCGCAGCAGGCGCAACAGGCCGGGCAAATCCGCGCCGGCGCCACGATCCTGACGGGGCTTGGCGCGACGGCGCGGGCCGCCGCCCCGCTGTTCGGCAGCAGCGCCGTCAATCAGGACTTCTCCGGCCGGGTAAGCTACTGATGCCGGTAATCCCCACCGACTTCAATCCCGGCCGCACGCCGTTTGCCGCCGGCGAGCTGCGCGCCGAGGCGAGCCCGGCTTATTTCGGCATCGCCGGGGCTGCGACCGCCGCCGGCGGCGAGCAAATCTCAGCGGAAGCCCGGCAGTTCGCCACGCAATACGCAGACGCCATCCGACAGAAGACCGCCAGCAACCTGGCGTTCACCGCGATGTCGCAAATCTCGCAAGCACAGGAGAAGTGGTCGAGGATCCCGGATTCACGGCAGGCGATCGCCGGGTTCGATGCCGAGACGCGCCAAATCCGCGACCAGATCGCCGGACAGACCGAGGACCCGGAAGTGCAGGCGCTGGTATTGCGCCAATTGAACAGCCACGTGATTTGGTCGCAGCTGGGCGTTCAAAACCGCTCGTTTGCGCTCGAGGCCAGCGCGCACCGCGCGCAGCTCGACGAGCAGCTCTTTGGCCCGACCGGCTACGCGGCAATGGCGATGCAAGCGCCGAATGCGCCGGCGCGCGCCAGCATCATCGACAGCGCCGCCGCCGCGATCAAGGGCGCCGTCGCCGCCGGCTGGATGTACGGCGAGCACGGCGAGGAGCGGCTAGAGCGCTTCCGGGACCAGGTCAACGCCTCGGTATTGCGCCGCGATCTGCGCGAAAATCCTCAACGGGCTCTCGCCGAGCTGGACAGCGGCCAGTATGATGGCCAGATCAGCCCGGCCCAGCGCGCTGCGCTGCAGCCGGAGATCGATCGCGCGCGCGGCGTGAAAGCCTTGAGCGAGGTGCTGAGCAGCGGGATCGGATTGCCCGCGCAACTGCCGAGCGACCCCAACGCCGCCGCCGAGCTGATCAAGACCCGCGAAAGCGGCGGCAGCTACACCACCGGCTATGGCGGCGTCGATCTGAGCAACGCGCCGCACGACGACACCGGCTTTCCGCAATGGGCGGGCGCGCCGGGGCCGGCAGGGATCACCCACGCCGCCGGCGCCTATCAGTTCGAGCCCGGCACCTGGCGCAAATACGCCGTGCCGCTTGGCATTCATGACTTCTCGCCGGCGAGCCAGGACCGGGTGTTTCGCGCGGCGTTCGGCGCGGAGGGTTATGCGCCTTGGCGCGAGACCTTCGCGCAGCGCAGCCTCACCGCCGCCTATGACCGGATCGACCAGATGGGGCTCGACCCCGAAACGGCGCTGCGCGTCAAGGAAGAGGCCCGCGCCAATTACGCCGCCCTCGAGGCGGACCAGCTGCGCCAGGAACGGATACAGGCGCAGCAGCAGAAGGCCGCCCGCGAGGCGCGGGAAAACGAAATCATCGAGGACGCCTATAGCGGCCACCCAAAGATCGCCGCGCAGGACGTAGCCAACGATCCCGCCTTTGCCTCCGACCCCGAGGCACGGCTGCGAATGATCGCCGTCGTGCGCAGCGGCGGCCAAGCGGGGCCGCCGCCGGGGCCCAGCCACGCCGAGGCGATGCAGCTCATCCAACGGATCAGGCTGCCCGCCGATGACCCCAATCGCATCGCCTCGCTTGATCCGATCTATGATGCACTGATCGCTGGCCGGCTGACAAAATCCGATTTCGATTTTGTGCGAAACGAGTTCATCAATATTCGCTCGCCAGCCGGCGAGATATTCGCCAAGAGAAAGGCGGAATTCATCAAGGCGATCGAGCCGCAGATCGACCGAAGCATTCTAAGCGGAATCCCGGATTTGACGGGGAAAGAACGCCTATACGAATACGAATATGCGCTCGATCGGAAGATCGACGAATACCGTAAGGCGGGCAAGGACCCGAACGACCTGCTAGACCCTAGCAAGCCGGACTATTACGGCAAGCCCGAGGTGCTGAAGCCCTATCAGCGCACGCTGCAGCAATTGCTTTCGGACCTTCCCGGCGCCGGCGAGCCGCCGCAATGGGCAATCGACCGGCTGCGCGAGCACCCCGAATGGCGCGCCGCGTTCGACCAGAAATTCGGCCCCGGCGCGGCGGCGAAGGTGCTCGGTCCCGCCGCCGGCGTCGCGGCGCCGATGGGGCGGTAGCGGATGGCCAATCCGTTCGACGCCCCGCCCGAACAAGCCAATCCCTTTGACGCGCCGCCCTCGACGCTGGCGCCGATCGGCCACGCCCTGGACGAGGCGCTCGGCCTTTCGAAATTCGCCGCCGGGTTCCGTGAAGGGTGGGGTGCCTCGCCGCCCGGCGAGGCCGCGACGCGAGCGCTGCGCGAGGCCGGCATTCTGCCGGATTACCAGCGCGGCCAGACCGGGATCATGCGCGAGATCAACGAGGCGCTGTTGCGGCCGCTATTGACGGCAGTAGACGCGGCGGCGCGCCTGCCTTACGCGACCGCCCGCGGGCTCGCCGAAGCGGCGCCGCTGATCGGCGGCCCGATCGCGGCGGCGATGGAAGCCTTTCCCGCCGCAAGTTTCACCGGGCTGCCCAACGTGCCGGGCGCCGGGCTGGCGGCCGCCGAAGCGGCGCGAGTGATTGGACACGGCGAGGCCGGATGGAAAGGCTTGCCGGAGCGGCCGGCAGAGGCCGAACCGCCGACCGAAGCACCCGCGGAGCCGCCCTCGGCACCGCCGGCGGCGATCGCGGTGGCGGAGAGCGAGCCGCCGCCGGCACCGCAGATCAACGTGCACGCGGCGGCGCGCTCGATCGACCCCCAGACGATGGAGCAATACGACCGGCTCAAACAGCAGCGCGCGATCTTCCGCCAGCAGCTCGACGAATTGAGCGAGCTGCGCTCCCGCCAGGCGGAGGAGCTGGCGCCCGGCAGCGCGCGGATTCCGCGGCTGCAGGAGCAGATCGCCGCCGCTGACGCGCGCCGCCGCGCGATCCTGCAAGACCGGCTTGACCGGCTGCAAGCGCAGCGCTCGGCATGGATCGAGGATTACCTCGGCCATGACACGCCCGAAATGGCGCGGGTGCGGCAGGACTTGATGCAGACCGATTTTCAGATGCGCGATCTTGCCGAGGCTGTCTCGGCGATCTACCGCCAGGCGCGCCAGATGGTTCCCGAGGAGATAAGCGCTGAGCAAGCCACGCCGGAGACACTCGAGCGACCGCCGCCGCCGCCGCAGGCTCCGCCGCCGCAGGCTCCGCCGCCGCAGGCTCAGCCGCCGCAGGCTCCGCCGCCGCAGGCTCCGCCGCCGCGCCCGACGACGACGCTACCATTACCGCCCGGCGGGATTGCCGCCGACGTAGCGAGGCAATTGATGGCCGCCGGCCGGCCAGCCGACGAAGCGCAAGCCGCGGCGCAGATCGTGACGGCCTACTACGATACCCGCGCGCAGCGCTTCCAGGGCCGGCTTGGCACGGCCGAAGACCTCTATGCGCGTGAGGCCGCGACCATCCGAGGCGCCGAACAGGGCGGCCCGCGAGGCGTGGCGCGGGGCCGCACTGTGATGCGGAACGGCCGCGCGATCGTGACCTTGTTCCGCCGCGCCGACGCCTCAACTTTTGTGCACGAGACGGCCCACCAATGGCTCGAGCAGCTGCTTGCCGATGCCGAGCGGCCCGAAGCCCCCGAGCAACTCCGCGCCGACGCGCGCACGGTTCGCGACTGGGCGCAGGAACCGACCGGCCCACTGCCCCGCGCGGCACACGAGCGCTTCGCGCGCAATTTCGAGGCCTATCTGCTGGAGGGCGTAGCGCCGTCGCGGCGCCTGGCCAGCGTATTCGCCCAGTTCCGGCTATGGCTGACGGAAGCCTATCGCGCGCTCAACCGCGTGCGGGCGCCGGTCGAGCCGCAGCTGCGCGCGATCTTCGACCGGATGCTGACCACGGCACCCGTCGAGCCGGTCATCGCTCCCGAGCAGCGCGTTCCCGATCTGGCGACAGCAATCGAGGACGCCGCGGAGCAAGCGCGGAACGAGGACGCCGAAGAGATCGCCGAGCAGGTCAGCGAGGCGCGCGCGCGAGCGGCCGACCGTCTAAGCGAGGGAGCCCAGAATGATCGGGAGCGAGAGCGACCGCATCCAGCACCACCAGCGGCAGATCGAGGCCTTGCACCACGAAGTCAGGTGGCTGACGGTGGCGCAGATGAACCCGAAATATTCAATGTCGGATCGCGCGGTGTTCCGGCTCCTCGAGCGATCGGCGAGGGCGGAAATCAAACTGAGACGCAAGGCGATCGCGCACCTGGAGAGCAGCCCCAACCAGGCATAACGGTTACGCTGCGCCCGCTGAGTCGGCGGCCGCAAAGCCCCTATGCCGAGGTGCCCCCGGCGCCGGTAACGCTCAGCGAATTCCTGCGTCGGGCGGGCGGTGTGCAGAACCAGGACGGCGAGCTGACCCGCTACCTGCGGCGCAAGCCCGGTCTGATCAACCGCCGCGGCATGCCGCTCGATGAGGCGACGCTACAAGCGTGGGAAGCCGGCTATTTACCGGGCCGCGAGCGGCCGGAGATCAGGGTGCTGCTCCAACATCTGGAGCGCGAGCTGACCGACGGCCAACCGGTTTATTCGGAGGCAGATCGCGACAAGCTCGCGGCGTGGGAGGCCGCGATCCAACACAATCGGGAGATCGATCGCCTCGGCCAGATGCTGGGCGTCGATCCGCGCGATTTCACCCAGGAGCAATTCCTGAACCTGACGGCCGAGATGCTTCGCGGCGAGGAAGCCGACGAGCTGGAGAAATCGCTGAGCGACGCGACCGAGGCCGAGATCGCGGAAGCTGAGCGCCGCGCGCAGGAGTGGGCGGAAAGCCGCGGCGACGCCTGGGAACCCGATTATTTTGCTGGGCCGCCGCGCACATGGGAGGACCTTGAGAATGAAGAGCGAGCAGAGGCAGAGGCTTACGGCCGTCTACCGCCGAGCGCTGGCGGCACTGCACCATCCCGACCTGCCGCCGGAGATCAAGGCTCTTTACAAGCGGGCGCTCGACAAAGCCGACCTGGCGCTGGGGCTGGATCACGCCAGAATGCGGCGCCAGGCCCTGGCAGACCTGGCGCCGACCGTCTCCCGCCCGGATCAGACCTGATCGACAAGGCCGGCAACATCCGGCTCGACCTGCTCGACCTGCCGGAACAAGTCGATCAGGTGATCCGGGACGTAGCCGAGCGCAATAGCGATTTTTGGACCGAGCGGCGCGGCCGCATGTCGGACGGCGAAATCCTCGATCTTGCCCAGGCGCTCGGCCGCGATCCGGCCTTTCTCGACGCCAAGCGGATCGGGGAGGCATTCAACGCCGAGGAAATCCGCGCCGCCCGCGGATTACTCAAGGCCGCCGCGGTGCAGGTATACGAGGGCTTTGTGCGGGTGCGCGCGGCCCTGATGGCCGGCCAGGACGCCGAGCAGGACACCGTCGCACTGGCGCGCAGCATCGCGCGCCTCGAGATGATACAAGGCAAGGTGGCGCAAGCCACGGCGGAGTGGGGCCGCGCCGGCCGAGCGCTGCAGATGCTCGCGAGCGAAGCGCCGGAAGACATCAACGAGTTCCTGCGTCAGAACACCGGCCGAACTTTCTACCAATTACAGGAAATGGCGCGCCGCGGCGTGTCGTTCCGCGACCCCGCCCAAGTATCCCGCTTTGTTACCGACACGGCGGGCGGGAAAATCACGAGGGCGGTGCTTTATTATTACATAAACGCATTAATCAGCGGCCCCTTTACTCACGCGAGATATAGCGTCGGCAACGCCTTAAATGCGCTATGGACACCGCTGGTGGAAATTCCGCTGGCCGCCGCCTACGGCAAGATGACCGCCGCCGAAAATCGCGTCTTTCTCGGCGAGGCCGGCGCGCAGCTTTATGCGCTGCTTAAAGGATCGAGGGATGGATGGCGCGCCGCGATCGAGGCCTATCGGACCGGCTACAGCGGCCCGCTGCGCGGCGAGCGGCCGCCGTCAAGCGTCACCGGGGTGGCCGCGGCGCCGCTCGGCCCGTTCAGCCGAGCCATCGGCGTTCCTTCCCGCGCTGTGTCCGCGATCCACTCGTTCTTTAAGACGCTGCGCTACGAGCAGCAAATCCAAGGGCTAGCCTACCGAGACGCTATGGCGCGCGGCCTCGAGGGCGACGCTTTTGCCCGGCATGTCGCCTATCTCGAGCGCAGCCCGACCCCGGCAATGGTCGAGGAGGCGACATCAACCGCGCTGCGCGAGCTGTATATGAGCCCGGTAGATTACGACAGCTTTGCCGGCCATTTGGTGCGCGCGACCGATCGCAACATCCTGGCGAAGATCGTGATCCCGTTCCTGCGGATCGGCAGCCAGATCACGCGCCAGGCTTTCATCGAGCACACACCGCTCGGCCTCGCCTCGCCCACAGTCCGCGGCCGCCTGGCCGGCGGCGGCCCTGCCGCGCAATTACAGGCCGCCCGGATCAGCGCCGGCGTGGCGCTGATGGGCGTCACAGTCGGCATGGCGGCCGAGGGGCTGATCACCGGCGACGGCCCGGACGACCCCGCGCAGCGCGCGGTCTGGCGGCTCAACCATCGACCGAACACGCTGACGATCGGCGACATCACGATCCCGTTCATGGGGCTCGGCCATCTCGGCATGCTCATGAGATTCACGGCGAACATGTACGAGACCGCCGCCGGCTGGCGGCAAAACGACGGCGAGAAGCTCGCGGTCAGCTTTTTGAACGGCGTCAGCCGCGCTGTCCTAGACGACAATTTCATGCGCGGCCTCAAAGACGCGCTCGATGCCGTCTATCACTGGGAGGAATACGGCCCGAGATTTGTCAGGAACTTCGTAGTCAACTGGTTGCCCTATTCGATCGGCCTAGGGCAGACCGCACGTCAGATGGATCCCTATCAGCGCGAGGCGCGCAGCATCTTCGATGCCGCGCGCGAGCGGATACCGTTCCTGCGCGAGACCCTACCGCTGATGCGGGATGTATTCGGCGAGCCTATTCCCGCCGGCGCGCCGCTGGCGCGCTACGCCAATGACCCCACCGTGCTGACCTTGGAACGGCTACAGATCGGGATCGCCAGGCTGCGCCCAAAGATCCGCGGCGTGGACCTCGACCCGCAGCAATACGACGATTACGCGCGAATTGCGGGTCGGCTGACCAAGATGCGGCTCGACGCCTTGGTGACCTTGCCAAACTTCCACACCCTCGCCGTCACCCAGCAAGTCGAGCTGATCCGCCACACCATCGCCGACAGCCGCGAGGCGGCGCGAAATATCGTCATGGGGATGTATCCGGCAATCGTCACCCAGGCACTCCAAGCGAAGGCGCAGGACGCGGGGCAAAAATGACCGTCACAAACACCCTCGACCGCTTCCAATATGCCGGCGATGGTACGACGACCGGCTTCCCGTTCCCGGTGGTATTCACCGCCCCCGCCGATATCAGCGTAGCGCTGACGATGGGTGCCGCGCAGGTGCCGGTGACGGTGGTGTTGAACGGCGGCGGCACCTACGATTACCAGGTGATCGGCACGCCCGATCCGCAGACCGGCGAGTATCTGTCGGGCGCCACAGTGGCCTTCAACACCGCACCGCCCGCCGGCTACACCGTCACCCTGTGGCGGGAGCCGCCGATCACTCAGCTCGTCGCCTTCGCGGAGAACGACCCGCTCCCGGCCGGCGTGCTGAACGCCGCCCTCGACAAGGGCGCGATGATCAGCCAGTACCTCGACGATCAGCTGCAGCGGGCGATCTGCGCGCCATGGACGGACCCGCCGCCGCCCTCGGCGCCCAACATGACCCTGCCGCCGGTTGCGACTCGCGCCGGACAGCTGGTCAGCTTCGACAGCGCCGGCAACGTCATTGTCGTGCCGCCGGCCGGCAGCTTTACGACCGGGAACTTTGTGGCCAACATGGCCGCGCTGCGCGCCACGATCGGCGCGCCAGGCGAGCAAGCCGTATTGACCGGCTACTACACCGCCGGCGACAAGCCGATGGTTCTCTACACGTGGCAGCAGGCCGACAGCCGCAGCGACGACGGCGGCGCCGTCATCAACCCGACCGGCAACCCCGGCAGCGGCAGATGGAACCTCGACATCCGCGGCGGCCCCTATAGCGTGCTGGATTGGGGCGCCGACCCGACCGGCGCCACAGCGAGCGACGGCGCATTCAACAACTGCATCGCGGCTGCGATCACGGCCGGCGCCGCCGTGCAAATCCCGGCCGGCCACTACGTCTTTGCGTCCCCGCAATATTGGAACGTCTCGAGCGACCGCACCAGCCCGATCTGTATTGCCGGCGCCGGCTCGGGCCTGACCCGCCTAGATTTCTCAACCGTTAACGCGGCACCGGCATTGTTGATCGGCGCCAGCGCCGACATCTTCCGGCTCACGATCGACGGCCTCACGATAATCGCGAACGTTGCCGGCCCGGCGGTGCAGATCGGCCACGAGGATTTCTCGGACCCGATCAACACCAGCCGGATAGGCTACGATTTCAACGTTCAGAACAACTCGACATCAGCGGCGGCGTGCGCAGTTGAGGCTAACAGCTTCCTGAACGGGATATTGTGGGGCGAGTTCAATTGCGCCGGCCATGGCGACGCGCTCCGGCTCCGCCAGGTGCAATTCTCAATGATCGGCGGCTCGCACTCGACGGCCGATTATTGCCACCATTGGACGGCCGGATACTCGTTCGGCAATATCATCGTGGGCGCCGACCTCGAGAACGTCTCGGCGACCGGCAACAATATCCTTGTGGACGTCACGACCGCATCGAGGAACACCTATCTCGGCGGCCAGTTTGTCGGATCGAGCGGCGGCGGCGCCTTCGTGCAGATGCAGGCCGCCTCTGATTATTTTCGTTTTGTGGGCTGCAACCCCGGCACGAGCAATCCGCTGATTGCCGGCCCCGCCGCCGCCGCCGCGATCTGGGAGGATTTATTCACCGGGACGAGCCCGTTCGGCGGCGTGTGGATCAAGCCCGGGAGCGGGCTCGACGCGGTGCTGCAACTCGACGCCGCGGCCGGCCAAACGGCCGCCACCCAAATGAAATCGGCCAGCACCTTCCGCTGGCAGATCGCCAAGAACAACGCCACCGAGAGCGGCGGCAACAGCGGCAGCGATCTGATCGTTACGCGCTACAACGACGCCGGCGGGGCGATCGACAACCCGATCTCGATTCAGCGGTCCACCGGGATCGTGACGATCCAAGACGGACTAAGCGCGCCGAGCAGCGCTGTGTTCGGTTGGTTCGGTGTGACCCCAGTGGCGCAGCCGACCGGCGGCCACGGCTACAACCCGCACACTGGCGGCAGCGCCAGCCCGGCCCTCTATGACACCGCGTGGGATGGCGGCGTGGGATCGCAGGCCTATACCGTTTTCGACCTAGTGCGAGCGCTGAAACTGTTGGGGCTGATCGCGAGCTGATGATGATGGACGAGGCACTGCATCGCATCCTTGCCGAGCTGGGCGAGCTGCGCGGCGACGTGCGCGCGCTGGTCAGCGCCTGCGCGCGGCTCGACAGCCGGATTGACGATCACCTGGCGGCCGACGAGCGGGCCCATGCGAGGCAGGACGAGCGCATCCTGGAAGTGAGCGAGCGGCACGATCGCGAGATCGGCGAGCTGATGAAGCAACTAGCCCGCATCGAAGCCGGCCACGAGGCAGCCGTGCGCACAGCGATCGTGGTCTCGGCGGTACTCGGCGCTACGGTCGCCGCGCTGGGCGAGGCGCTGTTGAAGTTTTTGGCGCACTGAGGGGTGAGGTACCGGCGGCACAGAAAAACGCATCAGAGACCCGTTTGCGGCTGTTTTAGAGCACGAGGAGCTTAAGAAATGTGGAAGAACCCGGTAATGGCGTGGATGGTGCTCGCGATCGTATTATCCGGGCTCGGCACGATCTGCACCAGCCTGGCGGCGCTGTGGCAGCATCCGCCCAGCGCCGGCAGCAGCGGCAGCGGCGGCAGCGCTGACGTGACACCGCCAGCGCCAGGCCCCTTGCCGCCGCCCGCGGCGCACTAATCGCACCATTCTATCGACCCGGCCAACAAAGGCGCCCTGCCCTGCCGCCGATGCCATCTGGCCTCCGAAGAACGACGATGCGGCAAGCGCTTGACCTCTTTTGCGGGGTCGGCGGGGCCTCGGTCGGCTTGGCGCGCGCTGGCTTCGAGGTGACCGGCGTGGATATCCGCCCGCAACCGCGCTACCCCTTTCGGTTCATCCGAGCCGACGCGCTGGCGCCGCCGTTGTGCCTCCACGATTTCGCGCTGATCTGGGCGAGCCCGCCCTGTCAGGCGTTCTCCGCGGCGAACGCTGCGGCGCGGGCTGCCGGCCGCGTGCATCACCCGAACCTGATCCCCGCCGTCCGCAGGATGCTCGGCTTGGCGCGCGCACTGACGGTCATCGAGAATGTCCCGTTCGCGCCGCTGCGCCCCGACCTAATCCTCGACGGCACGATGTTTCCCGCGCTCCGGGTCGTCCGGCGCCGATGGTTCGAAACGAGCTGGTGGCCGGGTCTCGCGCCGCCCTCGCGGATCAGGCGCGGCATGATCGCAGCCGGCTACAGCTGCGTCGCCGGGGGAGGGCGCAGCAACCATGCCCCGGTCGCCGCTAATGCTTGGCACACGACTGAAGCGCGGGCCCGCGCAATGGGAATCGACTGGCCGGCGACGCGCGACGAGGTCGCGCAGGCGGTACCGCCCGCTTATGCCGAATTCATCGGCCGCAGTGCCGCGGCCGTGCTCGACCAGCGGGGCGCCGCATGACCGAGTATCCGTGGCCGCTGGTCGTCGAGCTCGACGGGCAGCCAAAGGCGCCCTGGGCGCCCATCTACTAGAAGGCCACTACGAGCTTGGGCTGCTACGCAAGGACGCGTAGAACACGCCGAAGCGCCGCAGTTGACTGCGGCGCTTTTTGTTAAGTTGTTGGAATTGCGGGAAAACCCGCAATCTCAAAATCTGTTGTCCGAGAGGACGTGGGAGTTCAAGTCTCCCCGCCCGCACCAATCTTATCAAATCGTTCCGGATCGGCAGCGGCTACCGCGTTCAACCCGCGTTCAACGTCAGAAGTTGAACGGCGCTCAGCCGCCAGACGCCGATCGAACGCCGCGACGGCTTGCTGCCGAGTGCGAACGAGGTAGCGCGCGAGGATCTGTTGCACGCTGGCGAGCGAATGACCGCTGACCGCGGCGATCAGCGGCACCTCGCACTCGGCTTCCGCCAGGCGTGTGATCGCGGTATGGCGCAGGTGCCGAAACAACAGCTCAGAGGTGCGGATACGGAAGGCGTCAGGATCGCCCGGATTTCGGCCCGGCATCAACCAATCGATCTCGAAACTCGGCCGCTCAGCGGCGAGCGCTGCGCGCACCGAGGCAAAGACGTGTCCGAAATGCGACACACTCCAGGGCCGGCCCGTATGCTCATCGATGAGCAGCTGCAGCGGCACCGCCGGCCGCTGCGCCGCCCGCGCCATTTCCGCCTCAAGCCGCGCCATCAGCGGCGCCACCCGACCGATGGGCAGCGCCAGCGCCGCCCCGGTCTTGTGTTGCCGGATCAGCAACGTCCCGTTGCGGATCGCGGATCGTGAAAGCCGCAACAGGTCGGCCGGCCGCTGGCCGATCCACTCGTTGAGAGCGACCGCCGTTCCGACCGACGGCCGGCCGCAGCGATCGGCCATCGCGACAAACGCGGCCACCGCCTCACGCGGCCAGATCAGTCCCGACGGCGGCAGCCCCTCGATCCCCGGCCGCGCCGCGGGATTGCTCGCCAGCCATCCGAGCTGCACGCCGTAGGACAGCACGAGGCGAAGCACCCGGACAACGTTGTTGCGGTGCCCTGGCGTGTCGCGCATCGCCCGCTGCAACGCCGCGATCCGCGGCCAGGCGATCGCCGACACCGGCGCGTCGCCCGCCCACGCCAGCAGCCGCGCCAGACATTGGTCGTAAAGCCGCCGCGTGGCCGGCGCGAGCCGCATATAACGCTGATCGGCGCGGTAGGCCGCGATCAGATGGCCAAGGGTGCGACCGCCCGCATTATCGCGCGGCGCCGCACCGCGCTCGCGCGCCGCATCCACCTCGCGGTTCAGTTGCTCGGCGGCCGCGATCGCCGCCTCGCGATCATCGGGAAGGCGCCGCAGCGCCCACCCGCGTTGAGCCAGGTGCGCGCTCGGCACCCAGTAATAGGCGACAGCGCCAGAGGCGCGCCGCCGCTCGACGAAGTGTCGGATTTTCAGCCTCATATTGCTCCCCCTGACAAATCGCGGGCGCGCCGATCAAGCTCGACCGCCCAGTCAATAGCCGCCGGCCCGCAGAGGTCGGCGCGCGCGGCAGCGGCCGCGCCGCCGAGCGATAGCATCCGATCTTGCCAGGCGGCAACGGCCGCCTCATCCCAACGGTAATGGAGGCCGACGGCGGGGCGCGGGAATCCGTAATCCCGCGTGAGGCGCCCGCGGTGGCGATAGAGCCACCTCGAGCTGACGCCGAGCCGCTGCGCCACGTCGCGCAGCTTTAGATAGCGCCGGATCACGCGGCCGCGCTCCGGCGAGGCAGCGCCTCATACGAGGCGACAGAGATCGCGGCGATCTCGAGCAAGATCGCCGCCTCGCTCAGCGCGAAGCGGCGTTCGCTGGCCAACGCCAGCGCCTCGACGAGCGCGCGCAGATGCACCGCCGCGCGGGCCGGCGGCAACGGCCGGCGATCGGAAAGACGGCAAAGGAGGGCTTCGGTTGAGCTACGCATCGCATCCTCACCTGTTAAAAAGGCGGCGCGACGCTAGCAGATTTTTTTCTGTTGAGCCAGACTGCCGGCTACCGGCGCCGCAGTCCAAAAATCGTCAAAATGGTAAACACCGCTTGCCGGCGCCGCTGACGGGTCGATAGTCTAAGCGCCGCGTGCGCGACCTAGGGAGCGTGCCGATGCGGTACCCGATCCGCCCGATTGCGACTGCCCCGATCCGCGAGGGCCGGCGCCGTGGCCCCTATCTGATCTACTCCGATCGAGCTAAGAGCTGGACGATCGCCCAGTGGACGGGGACCGAATGGGCGGACCAGGACGGGATGGTGCACTCGCCGACGCACTGGACGCTCCTGCCGCCGGCGCCGAGCCGGGCGCCTGCAAAGCGGCCCGCGCGAGATCACGCAGCGCCAATGCCAGCGCGTGCGCGACGGCATCGGCCGGCGAGATCAATTGCGCCAGATGATTGGCCAGATCCGCGATCTGCAACAGGTAGGCCGTGACCGCCGCCCCGGCCGAGGATTGCCCGCAGGCCAGCCATAACAGATCGACGCCCAGCACCGCGCTAAGCGCCAGAACAACATCGATTCGCCGCCCATAATTGCGGCCCTTGGCGAGATAATCCTCGGCGTAATGCGGACAGCGCCCATCTGTCCGCATCCGGCGCGCAAGGTCGGCTTGCGTCCACCCCAGCTCCGCCAGGCGATCGAACGCACGGCGGCGGAAAGCTTCATCATCCCATGTGGAAGCCATGGCAGCCACATACGCGCAGACGCGAAAAAAATCTATAAAAACTCCCACGACAGCGCGCCGAAAACGAGGCTTGCGCGCCAGAAAAAAATCTGGCACCGAGCCGCCATGTATACCGCCGACCAGATCCTGACGCTCGCGCGCGCCTACGGCGCTGAGATGAACATCTCTCTCGCCACTGTAGGCGTGAAGGCGCTAAAGAACGACAAGATTTTCCGGCGGCTCGCCGCCGGCAAAGGCTGCTCGACGCGGTCGATCGAGCGCGCCGCGCTGTGGTTCCAAAGCCACTGGCCGGACGATCTGCCGTGGCCGCGGAACGTGCCGCGGCCGCGGCCGCTGGACGCGGCAGCGTGAGCGACGCCATCGAGGCCCTACGGCTCGCGCGCGAGCTGTGGCCTGACCTGCCGCCCGCCGAGCTGACAGCAGCGGCAAGCGAGATCCTGCGATTCCTCACCGCGCCTTCCCCCGCCTCACCGCTCGACGAGGATGCGGAGCTGACGGCCGCCGCGATCGCCGCGCGATACAAACAGGGCGCCACACTTAAGCGGCTGGCGCACCAGAAAGGCGTCAGCACCAACACGATCCGGCGGATGCTGCTGTCTCACGGGGTCGAGCTGCGACCGATAACCGAGCGGCAGCGCGCGCACCTCTTGCGGATGCGGCAAAGCCGGCGCCGGCCGCCAGGCTCCCCAGCCGCCGCGCCGGCAGAGGCCGCGCCGCCGCAACCAGCCCCGCCGGCGCCGCCGCCGCCGCAACCAGCCCCGCCGCCGCCGCAGCCAGCCCCGCCGCCGCCGCCGCCGTCCGCTCCGCCGCCGCCGCAACCAGCCCCGCCGGCGCCGCCGCCGCCGCAACCAGCCCCGCCGCCGCCGCAGCCAGCCCCGCCGCGGCCGCGGCCCTCCGCTCCGCCGCCGCCGCAGCCAGCCCCGCCGCCGCAGCGCCCGATCACGTCTCGGCGGCTCGCGGAATTGGAAGCCATCTCGCGCGCGATCGAGGCCGGGAAGATCAAGCGCATGCCGACGGCTTACGCCGTCGAGACCCCGCAGGGCGCCCGCGCCGCCCCGAGATGAACGATATCGCGGACATCATCGAAAACCTGCGCCGCCACGCGCCGGCGCTCGCGGCCGAGCTGCTCCCCGGTGGCACGCGCCAAGGCCACGAATGGGTGGTCCCGAGTGAGCGCTCACCGTGGGGCTGTTCAATCGCGGTGCACCTCGACGGCCGCAAGGCGGGAGTGTGGGGCGCCTGGGCGGCCGGCCGCTACGGCGATGCGCTGACCCTGATCAGCGAGACGCGCACCAATGGCGATCGCAGGGCCGCCATCCGTTGGGCGCGCGAATGGCTGCGCTGGCCCCCGCTGGCCCCGACCCCGTCAGCCGCGCAGAAGCCCCGCTTACATTCACGATCGGCGCCGGGCCGCGCCGCTTGGCTGGAGATTTGGCAGCACGCCAAACCGCTCACGCCGCGTGACCCGGTGTGGAGCTACCTGCGAGGCCGCGGCCTTGACTTGGCCCGCTTGCCGCGACCACCCCGCGCACTGCGCTACCATCCCTCGCTTTATCACGCGCCCTCTGACCGGCACTGGCCGGCGATGGTGGCCGCGATCGTGCGGCAGGAGGCCGGCAAATATCGCCTAACCGGAGTGCACCGCACGTTTTTGGCGCGCACCCCGGGAGCCGCAAACGACTGGCGGAAAGCCCCCGTGGACAGCCCGAAGATGATGCTCGGCGAGAAGCGGGCGGGCTTCGTCGCCCTGACCCGCGGCGCAGCAGGCAGACCGATATCCTCGCCGGCCGCGGGCGAGGTCTGTCTGATCGCGGAAGGGATCGAGGACGGCTTGACGGCCGCGCTCGCCGCGCCTGAGCGCCGCGTGATTGTTGCCCTCGACATCGGCAACATGGCGACAATTGAGCTGCCCGTTGCGATCGCTGAAATTGTGATTTTGGCGCAGCGCGATCCATGGTGGCACGACAGCGCCCGCCGGCCGGCGCCGGCTCGCCTAGCGCTGGAGGCCGCGATCCGCCACTTCCAGGCTCAGGGCCGCCGCGTGCGGCTGGCGTTGCCGCCGCCCGAGAGCAAGGACCTCAACGCGATGGTGGCCGCATCATGAGCGACGATCCGCTCAGCGGCCCGCGGCTGGTGATCGACAACGCCCCGACCGTGCCGGCCGCGATCAGCGACGCAGAAGGCGACGCCACCGACCGCGCCAAGAGCGGATTGCCGCGTGATTGCCCGGTCAAGCCGCTGGGGATGGACGATGACGGGCGGTTTTTTTATCTAGACGCAATCCAGCAATTGCGTGTGCTGCGCGAGAAAGACCACTCCCGCCTAGGATTGCTCGCGCTGTTCAACCACCGCTGGCCGATCTTGCAGGAGACGTGGCCGCGTGTGGCTAAGGATGGCACCGTCACCGGATGGCGCCCCGAGCGCGCCGCCGAAGAGCTGATTGCAGCCTGCGGGCGACGCGGCCCGCTCGATATCGCCGTGCGCGTGCGCGGGCCCGGAGCCTGGCGAGACGATGACGGCCAGCTGGTATTGCACTGCGGCGACCGCGTGCTGATCGATCGGCAATGGCACCGGCCAGGCGAGCATGGCGGCTACATCTACCCGGCCGCCGCACCCGTGCCGCCGCCTAGCGAGGCGATCGCGCTCGGCGGCGCGCGCGGCCCCGCCCAGGCTCTCTTAGACCTGCTAAAGCAATGGAATTGGCGAGAGCCTGAAACCAGCCCCTATCTGTTGCTCGGCTGGATCGGCGCCGCGAAGCTTGGCGGGGCCCTGCCGTGGCGCCCAACGCTCTGGGTGACCGGCGACCTCAGCACCGGCAAATCGACATTGCTCGGTATGCTTTCGGAGATTTTCGGCAGCGGCGGCGTGCATGCCGCGGTTAATACGTCGGCCGCCGGGATCTGGCAGACCACCCGTCATTCCTCACTGCCGATCACCCTCGACGAGAGCGAGGCCGACAGCGACCCACGCCGGATGCGCAGCCTCATCGAGCTGGCCCGCGCGGCTAGTTCCGGCGGCGTAATTTATCGCGGCGGCAGCGAGCACCACCCGATCACTTTCACGATCCGCTGTTGTTTTCTCTTTTCGTCAATCCTGATCCCCGGCTTGCTGCCACAAGATTGGTCGCGGATTGCCGTCCTCGAACTCGACCCGCTCGACCGCGCACCGCAGACGCTCAGCCTCGATCCGCGCAAACTGCGCGCCCTCGGAGAAGCGCTGACGCGGCGCGCCGTAGACAACTGGCCCCGCCTGACACGCTCGTTTGAGAGCTACCGCCAGGCACTCGCCGCAGCCGGCCACAAGGCGCGCGGCGCCGACCAGTACGGCATGTTGCTCGCCTGCGCCGATCTGCTATTGCACGACGACGAGGCGATCCCGAGCGACGAGCTGGAAATGTGGGCGCGCCGGCTCAGACCCTCTAAGGTGGCGGTCTACAGCGATCAGAAGCGCGACCATCAGCGCTGCATTGACCGGATCATGTCCGCTGTGATCGATCCGTACCGCAACGGCTCCCGCCGCACGATAGCGCAATGGATTTCGGACGCCATGGACCCGATCGAGGATCAGCCGCGCGCCGCGAATAAAGTGCTAGAAACCTACGGGCTGGCAGTAGAGCGCACCGACGGCCCGGCCGGAACGGCATGGTGGCTCTTGGTAGCCAACACCCACGCCGGCCTGGCCGAACTGTTTTCTGGCTCGCACTGGGCGCCGAGCAGCGGGACGTCGGCCCCATGGGTGCAAGCCCTGCGCCGCTTTGCGGGCGCGGCGCCAGTAGCGCAGCACCGATTTGCGGGCTATCCCGCCCGCGCGACGCGCTTGCCATTACGGGAAGTGCTAGACGCCGCGCCGCCGCCCGAAGACGACGAATGATTTGAGCGGCCGCCGCGGGATCCCGCCGCGGCGTGTTTTACCTTCCTGATGCTTTAGCACGACATTAGTCGGCCGTTGGTGACGACTTTTGGACGCCCGTTTGACGCATCTTTTATTGCTTACAGAAAAAAATCTATTACTATATTGAGCGGCCACAGTGCTGGCCGGTTTTTGCAAAGGGAACGGGAGATGACCATCACTGTCAGCGCCGAAGGGCGCCGCCATTATCTGCAGGGAGATACGTATCCCCTGCGGAAGCGGATTAAGGAAGCGGGCGGCCACTGGGACGCAGATCGCCGCGCCTGGTGGATTGCCGACGCCACAAAGGCCGAGCAGCTCGCCGCTAGCGCGGCCGCCGCCGACGCCGACGCCGGCGACGGCGACGCCACGATCGTGGCGGCCCGAGTCCGCTATAAAGGGCGCCTGTATTACTGGGTCGGCCGCGCCCCCCTCGCCGTGCGCCGGGGCCTCGACCGTCGCGGGCTGGCCGCGGAAGGCATCCAGACGCAGGACGGACTGCGGCTGAAACTGGCTTTTAAGAGCGGCGCCAAGACCTTTTGGGCGCCCCGCGACGATGTATTCCTGGAGCGCCGCTATAAGCGGCCCCAGACGATCGGCGCATTACGGCGGTATGCGGAAGACGTGCGCAGCGGGCGTGTTCGAACCTGCCGAATGTGCGGCAGCCCCCAATGCGAGGGCGTCCACGGTGGGCTTTGCGAGCACGATTGATCAAGGGTACGGCCGCGGCCGGCGGTTTTTCCTGGAGGAGTTTTAGGCATGAAACACACCCGCGACACCACGCCCATCTACGATCGGCAGATCGGCGCCCTCATGCTACGAGGCTACGAGGGGGAATTTGGGAATGAAGTCAAAGAGCGGCTCATCGCTCTTTGCCAGCGCCGGCAGCGCTGCCCGGATATCGAGGTCGATGTTGTGGACCTTGCGATTCTGCAGCTCTTGGCGCCCTGGCGCAAGGGCGCCATCCTCGACATCGCGCGCCAGCACTTCGGCCGGCGCCGGCTGATCTGCCGGCACGAGCTAGCCGGCTATCTGCGCAGGCTCGCGAATGAGGGCCTGATCACCCTGGACGCTGCCGGCTACGCCCCCGGCCAAGCACGGCCCGAAGATTGGGCCGATGCTTGCCGCGAGAGTTTGTTGATCAGTGTGATCGACTATCACACGGACACAGGCATGCCGGCCTCGGTAAACCCCGGCTCGATCCGCTTCGATCAGCCCGGCGACCTTTACGGTGCCGTAACAGTCATGTTTGCGGCCTTGGGAGGTGTGCGCGGCGCCACTCTCTACCACGTCCGGCGCTATACGCGCCGGCTGTGGTTGGTCCGCGACGCATAACCGCGCGGCTCGGTTTAGAGCAAGCGCCGCACCTTTGTGCGGCGCTTTTTTCGTGCTTGACAGCCGGCTCAGCCTGCGCCAGCCCTGGCGTCAGCCCCTAACCCGAGGTTTGTGGATGCAACGCTGCAACGCTAAATGCAACGCTCAGAAAAGCCAGCGTTGCGCATTTTTTGTAATCATGCCAACAGGTTAGAGGGATCTGCAACGCTGCAACGCTGCCGCTCGCGCGCACACGCGAGAATACCGCCATAGGAATAGATGCGTCCTTGGCGCGCGCGAAGTATAGCGTTGCAGCGTTGCAGCTATAGATATCTCATTGAAGGGACGTGGAAAAATAGTGCAACACCCCTGCAACAACACTGCAACGTTTCATTTCCAGCGTTGCAGCGAATAAAGAATGGTCGGGATAATCCGTGGCTGGCGATCGCACCGCGCTCGACGAAGTGATGGCCCGGCAGGAAGCCGAGGCTGACGACGAAGACCGGCAATTCAGCCTGTTCGCGCCGCCGCTTACCGAAGCCGGCATGGCGCGCTCAGTGATCCATCGCCGCGGCCGCGGCCGGCCGCCCGGCGCCCGGAACAAGCGCACGATCAAGACCGTGGCGATGCTGCTATCCCGCCACAGGAACCCGCTCGAGGTACTGCTCGAGATCGCCGAGACCAACGTCGCCGACCTCGCGGCGCTGTATGACTGCAGCCTACTCGAGGCTGGCCAGGAAAAGCGCCTAGCCGCGATCGCCGCGCTCCCCTACGTGGCGCAACGCCAGCCGCTGGCTATCGATATCACCCAGCGCCGCGCCGTCTATCTGACGATCACGGATGGCGACACGACGATGACCGCCGCCGCGCAGGAAGGGCCGGCGCCGATCGAACTCAAAAATGTGGAATATCAATGGCTTCCTGAAGGCGACCCAACGCCAGTTGAACGCGCCGGGGTTGAACGCGGAACCGAACCCGAGCAAAGCCGCGGCCATGAGAGCGAATGAGCGGCAGATCGCCAATCTGCCAGCCCGCCGAGATCAACCGCGTGCCGCTCAACCACCGCGGCGCGCCTCGCCGCGGCCGCGATCCGGCCCCCGGTACCCCGGTTTTTCGCAAAGCCGGCCACGCGTATCCATGCCAGTGAGCATTTTTAAGATTTCGGGAGTTTCGAAAGCCTAAAAAACAAAACGACACGGAGGGGGTGAGGGGAAAATGAACGAGAGCGTCCTCGAGCTGGCATGGAAAAGCCCCGGCCCGGTGTCGAGCCAATTCATGCGATCAACAGCGCGAGTTCAGGTGCTGAACGGACCGGTCGGGTCCGGCAAGACCACGACTGTGTTCATGAAGGCCGTCAAGCTGGCGCAGCAGCAAGCGCCGTCACCGAAGCGGCGCATCCAACTGCACGGCGAGCCGATACCGCGACCGGTGCGGATGTTCAAGCTTTGCGTGGTGCGCGACACCTACCGCAATCTCTGGCGCTCGACCATAAAAAGCTGGGAAAAACGGATGCCGCGAGACATCGGAGAGTGGAAGGGAGCGGAAGGCGGCCCGGCGACCCACACCATTCCTTTGGTGCTGCAGGACGGAACAGTGGTTGAGCTGATCGTGGATTTTATCGCGATCGGAGACAACTCGGCTGAGGACGTGCTGAGGGGCTACGAGCCGACCGCCTTTTACCTGAACGAAGCGGACCGATTACATTGGGAATGCTACCAGTGGGCGCGCACCCGGTGGGGGCGCTATCCCGACATCGACCATGGCGGCCCGACATGGTGGGGGATCCTGATGGACTGCAACGCGCCGCAGATCGGCACGCCGCTTTACGAGCGGATTTTCCTGCGCACCCCGCCCGACGTCGAGTTGTTCCGCCAGCCCTCGGGATTGGCGCCAGACGCGGAAAACAAAAGCAACCTCGCTCCCGGCTATTACGAGGAAATGATGGCCGAGATGGAAGAGGCTTTAATCGATCGAATGATCCGCAACCGCCCCGGTTTTTCTCTGGCCGGCAAGCCAGTTCATCCCGAATTCAACGATCTTTTGCATGTGGCCGATCACACCCTCGAGCCGATCCCGGGGCTGCCACTGATCATGGGTTTCGATGCCGGCCTCGACCCCGCCGCCGTGATCTGTCAGAAGATCGGGAATGGCCGCTGGCACGTGCTGGACGAGATCGTCTCGGAGCATGGCACCGGAGCGATTCGCTTCTCGCGCCACATCAACGAGCTGTTGCGCGAACGTTATCCCGACTGGCACGCAACCCCGATCAGCGAGCCCGCCGCATGGCTCGAGCCCCCGCATCGTCGCTCGCGGATCAAGATCCAGGGATGGGCCGATCCGGCTGCGCAGTGGGGCGTTGATCGCCAGGAGGACGAACAGACCTGGATCGAACTGGTTTCCTACCACACCGGCATTCGGATTGCGCCCGCGCCGACCAACGACCGCACGACGCGGCGCGAGAGCCTTCGGCGCGTACTGACCCTGATGCCCGACGGCAAGCCCGCCTTCGTGCTGAGCCCGCGGTGCGAAAAGTTGCGCGCCGGCCTCAATGGTGGCTTCCACTATCGCAAGATGCAGCTGTCGGCCTCGACCGAAGACCGATGGTCGGACGAGGTCGAAAAGAACGGCTTCAGCCATGTTTGCGAGGCGCTGGAATACGCGATGATGGGCGGCGGCGAGGCCGCCGAAATCCATGAGCGCCGCCAACGCGGCTGGGACGTGCATCGTCTGCCGCGGCAAGCCGTCGATGACCTGCGGCTGCCAGAATGACGCGCGCAGAAAAAAAGCTTGACCACCAGCCTGAAATCTGCGAACCGGTGCCTGTTTCCTCCCTGTTCCCTGCCCGGCGTATGAGCATGCTCTGCGCCGAGCCTTTTGCCGGAGCACGGAATGGCAGACATCGCTGGTGCGGCGAGTTGCGAGCAATGCCCCTGGTACCGGCCGCGGCACAAGGATGCGGCGGCCCTCAGCGCCGCGGCAGCCGCCGGCCACCCTGTCCCCGAAGGCATCTGTCATCGCTGGCCGCGAATCGAGCTTAAGCGGCCGGCCGATTTCTGTGGCGAGCACCCGCTGAACCGGCAGCAGGCCGACCAGCAGCTGGCCGACGCGGTGGCCTGGGCCGTCTCCACGATGCTCGCCGCGGCCGGACTAGCCAAGACCGAGCTCCGCCCCACGCGGAGGAACTGATGCCGAGAAACCTCGGAACCCGGAGAAAGCAAGGGCTCAAATATGAGCGCCTCGAGCAGGGTAACGAGACGCGCAGCCACACGCGCGATCTCGGCCTCAACGAGCTGGTGAGCGCCTCGATCACGTTCACAGCCTCACCGGGCCGCGCAACGGGCGCGAACGGGACGTTTTCGACAAATAAGTGGAACGTCAACGATCCCGTGCTGATCGTCGGCGCTAACCTCAACAACGGTTATTTCACGATCACAGGACTGGACGCGACGAACCAGAGCTATCTCGCGCTCGACCCGCCCCCGAAAAACGAGGGGCCGGTCACGGTCACGATCCGCACGCCATGATTCGGCAGGCGATCGCCGCCATTGCGGCAGCGCTTTTGGTGTGGGGCGGTGCCGCTCACGCCAGCGGTGGGACGGGGAGCGCGGTCACCGCGACCACCCTCGGAACCAGCTCGGCGCAGGCGCTTGCCGCCAACACGATCACGGGATACCGCCTGATCATCATCGACAACGAGAGCGCCACCGCGTCGATCGCGTGCACGCTAAACGGCACCGCCGCGCTCAACACCGCCGGCAGCATCACGTTGGCGCCGCAGACCCGTGTGGTGATCGGCGGCGTGCCGAACGTCTCGATCCGCGAGCCGCTCAACTGCATCGCCAGCGCGGCGTCAACGCCGCTCACGATCTGGGCGTGGTGATGCTTCCCGAGGTGTTGACCAGCGCCGACCCCGAGCACGAGCGCCGGCGCTACAAGCTTGTGCGGCTCGACACCCTCGAGGATGTCCCGGGATTGATCCTGAGCGCCAGCACCAAGACCGGCCAGTGCTTGGTGCAGCAGGACGGCGTAAGCCGCGAGCTGCAATTCGGTCCGGACGGCGTGCGGATCATCGGCGCTTGACGGAACGCAAAATGACCATCAACGCCAAGCAGCTCGCTCAGCAGGTCGTGATCCCGACCCTGCGGTTGCTCGACCAAAAGGCCGGAGTGCCGTACTCGAGCACGGCTCTCCACCTGGTGATGGGGACCCTGGCGCAGGAGAGCCTCCTAGGCACCTACCTTGTGCAAGAAGATGGTCCGGCCTTGGGGATCGGCCAGGTCGAGCCGAGTACGCTCAACGATCTGGTGGGCCGGCTGAGCCCCGCAGAGCAGGCCGCGCTCGCCCAGCTGGCCGCGCCGACCTCGCCCGAGCACAACGTTGTGACCAATCTGGCCTATGCGGTCGCGGTGACCAGGTTGCTTTATTGGAAAGTCAGGGAGCCGCTCCCGCAGCCGCCGACCGTGACGGCCCTGTTTGGCTACTACAAGGCGCACTACAACACGGCGGCCGGCGCCGCAACGCTGGCGCAATTCATCCAAAACTGGAACTTGACCGGCATCGACCTGCCGAGGAGCTGAGGGGAGCCCATGAGAGCGTGGATTGCCTGGATCGCGGCGGCGGCAGCCCTTACCGGCTGCGTGCAGACCAAGCTCACCGCGGCCGACGTCGCACAGGCGATAAAGGTCGCGGAGAGCCTGAACAGCCCCGCGACCGCCGCCTGCCTGCAGGGATTGAAGGTCAATGACCTCAATTCCGCGCTCGCGGCGCTCGAGAGCCCCGCCTGCGCACAAGTGCTTGCGCAGGTGACGAGGATCGCCGCGCCGTGACCCACGAAGCCGCACAAATTCGCGGCCGCTTCACGGTTGAGTGCCGCAATCCTGACGGCACCCTCGCATGGCGCGAGGAATTCGACAATGTAGTGGCGACGGTCGGCAAGAATGCCTTATTGGACGCGGGCCTCGCCGGATCGGCCTATACGGTGACCGGCCCGTATGTTGGGCTGATCAGCTCGGTAGGGTGGAGCGCGGTAGCCGCGAGCGACACGATGACCTCGCATGGCGGCTGGACCGAAGCCGGCAGCACGAACGCGCCGACCTATAGCGGCAACCGCCCGACCGCCGCGTGGTCGGCCGCGTCCGGCGGCGCGAAATCGTTCAGCTCGGCCGCGGTCTTTTCGATCACGTCCTCAGGCACCGTAGAGGGCGCCTTTCTTGTGTTCGGCAGCGGCGCGAGCAACACGATCGGCAACACCGGCGGCGTGCTGTTTTCCGCGGGGCAATTCCAGAGCGGCGCGCAGCCGGTCACCAACGGCAGCCAGCTGAACGTCAGCTATAGCGTCAGCATATGAGCAATCCGTGGAACCGAGCCGCTGCCGGCGCCCCGCTCGTTTGGCCCTATGGGGCCAATGGTGCCTCGGGCGATAATTTCTCGGGGCTTCCCAATGGCCAGGCAAAATGCGTCGGGGTGGTGCAGCCGGCGACGCTGACCGCCCCGCTCGGCGATCTGATCATCCCGCCGTGGAAGATCACCTTTGCTTCGGGGCCGACCACCGGCGCCACATTCAGCCGCTATATTCTGGCCAGCGAGGACAACACCACCCCGGTCTGGCCGGGTGGGATCAGCCCGACATCCTCGAGCGACCAGTCGGCCGCCTTGGCGGCGCTGCTCGCCTACGACCCGCAATTCGCCAGCCTTGCCCTTCTTGACCAGCTGGTTTTGAGCAACAGCGTCACGACCTATTACACCCGCTGGCACGGGCTGCGCGGCATCTTTACCGACGGCAACGTGCCGACCTTTATCACGATCCTGTGTTACAATCAGAGCGGCGTAGCGCTGGCCACCTATAGCGCCGGCAATCAGATCACGACCTATGTCACCGATGTTTACAACTAAGCGCGGGCTCGCGCTGTCGGCGACCCTGCCGCTGGCGCTCGCGGCTTTTCAGCCTCAGGCCGCGGCGCAGGACCGGCTGTTTGGATTTCCGGCCCCGGGCAGAGCGGTCACGACCGGCACCGCCGACAGCGCCAGCCCGCGCGATTACCAAGGCTGGGTTTTTTGGCGCAGCGCCACGACTGGCGCCAAGACCGAGACGCTGCCCGCTTGCGGTGCCGCGAATAACGGCGCCTGGATCGGGGTCATCGACGAGAAAGGCAACGCCGCCACATACAACCTCGGCATCGTCGCCGCCAGCGGCAATGTCGGCGGCAGCGCCAGCGGGGTGGCGATTACGTCCAATCTCGGCGGGGTGATCCTCGCCTGCGACGGGCCGAACAGCAATTGGAACGTCGCCGCCTGGTATGCGCCGGGCGCCAATGTCCGCGCCGTCACGGGCACCAGCGACACGATCCTCGCCAGCGATAATGGTGGGCTTGTCACCTACAACAATGCCAGCGCCGTCGCCGTGACCCTGCCGCAAGGCGGCTCGGCCGGCTTCCCCGACAACGGCTTTGTGCTGATGGTCGCCAATTACGGCGCCGGGGCGGTGACGATTACGCCGACGACCTCGACGATCAATTACGCCGGCACGGTCGGCGCCAGCGCCATGACCCTGAACCAGGGGCAGAGTGCGATCATCGCGCTCGACGGCTCGGGCAATTACAACGCGCTGGTGATCGGTGCCAGTGCGGTGACCACCTGGCTCGGG